GCGTGTTTGAGGGATAATTTCGTCCCACCACCGGACTTTCACCGGGACCCAAAGCTACGGGTCAATAAAGTTCCGTCTTAAGTGATCAGCTTACCGATCACAGAGTCACTGACGGGGCTTCGGAAATATTGTCCGAGCCATTGTGTAGATCGATGTTCTCAAATACCCTTCGTGACCACGTACTACTAAGTGATCACTCGCTTTGACGTCACCGTCAAACGAATGCGAAGGTCCTGTAGCGTATATACTATACGTCGGCAGGAGTGCATCTCCATATTGAAGAGTCTTTTGGACCTTCTTTTTGGAAAGTGCATACGTATCAAAGGTACCTCCCTCAAAGCCTTTCTGGGTCCAAGCTTTACGGACACGGAGTGAATAGGTCCCAATTAAGTGACCATCCCCGTAACCAGCTGGGCCCCAGAGACGCAAGTCTTCAGGGATAAATTGCAAAACATAGTCTGCCAAGTCTTTCCGGCAGTCTAGCACAAAGAAATTGTGCATTGCAAATAGTGCCTGTCCCGACATGGTTTTCTTCATGTAAAAGGGACGAACGTCGAAACCCTCATAGTAGTCAGCACCACAGGACTCGCGGAAAGGACCCGTCCAGAACGACTTCTCAGAATTAACTGTAAAGCCGCACCATTCGAATACTTCCTCGAATACCTCACGTATTTCCACGGGACATATGATATCGTCACCGTAAACAGATACTTGTGAGGTTGGTGCCCCGACGTAACGGCAAACACCCATTGTCAGAGCCCAAAATACTAGGGACTCTAATTCAAAAGTGTAACCGTTTCCCATAGAACTCCATTTCTGGAGGTGGATGGTATCGCCCTTGTAGTCAACATGCGCTGTGCGCAGTGACGACAGTACGGACGACCAGCCGTAATTACCCTGGATGTCGGTCAGCAAATAATCTATCAGCTCGAAAGCTTCTGTATCACTTGCTGAAGATAGATCGACCGTTGCTAGACGGCCTGTTATAGAACCCTCACGTGCCAAACGTTGATTTCTTGTCTGGTCGTTCAGATTCTGACCTACCCTACCGAGGCGTGTTCTGATTTCACTTCCATAGCCCTTTTGGAGCATGGAGTTTATCAGGGCCTCAACTATAATTGACCGATAGGTCTTATAGTTTTTCGGGACAAACTGGAGTTTCCCCGGCGATATAACTACCGGTACTGAAACACGGTCAAGGTGATCTTCGAGTCGTGAAAGGAGGCTCATACTTAAATCAGCCGGGTCGATTTTGTCTTCCCAAGCTGCTAAATCGTATAAGCTTACATCATCCCACTTCTCTTCCATACATTTCTGGTCGCTTTTGGCGACCTCGTACTCAGTCGATTCAGCATACTTTTGGTATACTTCTTCGGCCACCTCGTCAGCCTTGGCTTGGAGGTACTTGCGAATTTTTGCAAGATCGTAACTGTATGGGCCCTCGAAAGCAATGTCGGAAACCGTTAAACGAACCGGCCCTTTAACTAGCTTTTCTTGGACAACTACTTCGACCCCTTTAAGGGGATCTGGGTAGCACCTTCTTAATTCAACCCAGTGAGGAAACTCTGACAACCAACGGCTAACCGTTGGAAGCAGTTCCGTGCTACACACTAAGGGGCTTTCAAGCTTCCACCTTGCGGAGGACGCTTTAGCCTTAACACTCGTGTTTGCGCCGGGACCGAAAGCAAATTTCAGCTCTGCAATCTCTGGGAGCTGTCCGAGGCATCGATGGATTTCCTGCTTGGCGTTTTGTAACACGCGCCAAACACGATGGGGGATTTGTTTGCCCCCCACCCGCATCGACTCTCTGAACTTCTCATTGACCGCTTTGCAGGATGCTTCGGTTTCCTGAAACTTCTTGTGCGCAACAAACTCACGATCTACTTCTGATCGGAGTCCATCCCACTTTTCGACAAGTGCTCTGCACTGTCGGGCTGCGAGGATGTTTGCGGCTGATCCAGATTGGTGGTCAATTGATAGACCGGCCAACCCAATAGGGTCATTAGCAAGGCGATGAGCCCTGATTTCAGACGCCCACGGACCACTTTCCTGTTCCAGAATTTCGACGAGTCCCCAGAGGAACTGGAGGTGTTGTTCATACGAATTTTCCTCTAACCAATTACTTGACACGGTAAACATATGTTTTCCTTAATCGCCTTATCGGCGCAAGTGATTTAAAAGCCCTAAAATATTACGGGTTTGTTCGAAATTTCCGAAGCTTGCTGTGAGTTTTATCGACTAGTTTTACCAAGTCGTTCACAGGTTGCTCTTCCCACCCAGCTGGCAACTTAATGCCATACCGAGCAGAAAGGGTTTTCAACTGACACACGCATAAATCGCGTGTAATCGAGTCTATTCGAACAACCGCCGGAACATCTCCTACGGTTGCCACGGGTTATTACTGTGGCTGTTCGTCGTAGATCAAAAGCGCGCGAGCGGGGTTGACTGCGTTTTTATACGCATTACCCGTACCCGCGGTTGCGTCACCCAGAAGGATATTTACACCCATCTTGGTTACGTCTGCCTTTTGGGCGGAGGTGGCTCGAGAATGTGCGTAGAGCACCCCGTGGAACACCAGAACGTGCGCGACTTTCGGCGGTGCTACATTGCCGTCGGCTGCTGCGCCCGATGCTTGTTCCATTACGGGAACTTCGAGTTTTACCAACTTACGTGCGAGTCCCGATTTGCCAGGCTTGTCCGTGTTCATCACACATCGAGCCAAAGCATTCATGCTCTTGGCCGCGTCGCGTTCGATCCATGTTGCAGGATTTTGCGCAGCGGGTTTCAAAAGCATGGCAACCGGAGTTGCAGCGTCGTTGTAAACGGTGATATCCGTCATTTGGGCCATTTAAGGCTCCTTTCCAGAAGTAAGACGAAAGCGGGTTTGGAACACCGTCTTCGTTAGGCAAATTTGCCTGTTGGATTGAAAG